CACAAGGTAAAGTGGATCAAGGTGATCCTAAAAATAGGGATTTACGTGTTGGTAAAGTTATCCGTGGTAAAACTAGTGGCGCTATTGGAAAAATTATTAGATACTTCCCAGGTGATGATAACGTAAACAACCCAGGATCTACAGATGACATAGCAGAATTAGAGTTACTATCAGCTCAAGAGTTTACAACTGGTGAACAACTTGAAATGGGTAATATTGTCAATAACAGACAAATTACTATTAGAATAGAAACTGGACAGTACTTTGAAGACTATCCAATTAAGGTTCCTGCAAACGTATCACTAGTTGGTGATGAATTTAGACGAGTAATTATTAGACCAAAAGCAGAGGTGTCACAATCTCCATGGGCAACCACATATTTCTACAGAGACAAACAGTTTGACAACCTAACTGGCGGTAACGACAGTGTTACTGGTGTACCTGATCCTAACTTACCTACAGACGGTGAAGCATATGTGAATCCGCTTTCAGGTGAAACTGATGGTTACTTTGGTAGGCATTATCTGTACAATCCTAACCTAAACAAAAACGTTGACAATGGCGGATTACTTGCAATTACAAATCCAGGTAATTATAACGATGCGGCAATTTTAATTGAGAAAAACAAAGATTTCATTATTGCTGAAAATATTGCATTTTTAGATTTTTCTAAAGCACAAAGCAACGCAGGAGAACCTGGTTATACTGGATATGCTGGTGTAGTATGGAACGATTCAGCTAGGGATAGATACAGAAGAACTGTTGGCAGTTTGATTGATGCTGTTGCTAATGACCTACGTATTGGTGGTAGTACTAATGTACTACATATTCAAGGTAGTATATTCTTTGATGGTGAAAACTTTAGTAACGAAGCAACGCCTAGGTACCAAAGTATTATTGCTGCAGCAGATGTAATACAAAATGTTATTATTAACAATGCCTACAACAATAGTTTATACACAGCATTTAAGGGTGCAGATCATCCTGCTCAATATATCAACGCAAATTTAACAGGTGGTTCTACTGTTGCAGGTAATGGTAATCTTGTATACGACATGTTCGAGCTTATTAAATGGGGCAACGACAGCACACCAAACGCAGATTGGAACCCTGCAAAACGTTCCACAGCACTTGATGCATTCTTAATGAATGATGCAACTATCCTACGTAATATGACTGTACAAGGTCATGGTGGATTTATGTGTGTGCTTGACCCTACAGGACAAATTCTCACAAAGTCACCTTACATACAAACAGGTTCTAGTTTTTCACAATCACTGAACAGACAGGCATTTAGAGGTGGTATGCTAGTTGATGCATTCTGTGCTAATACGCCTGTACGTGTTACAAGTGTAGAAGGCAATGGCTTTGAACTTCTAGTTACAGCAGATCCGGGAAGTGGGCTTTCAATTAGAAAACCACAAACACCTGCTCCATTTTATATAAATGGAATTAGATATCAAGTTAACGATATAACAGACTACAACGATGGCGGATTACTTGCGCCTACAGCCAGACTCATACTTGATTCAACTTCTGGTCCAGTAAGTGAAGTAGACCCTGAAGTCAATGTGGGTTGGGATACTATTGAACTTCCAATACCAGGCGGCGGCTATGAAATTACACTTCAAACAGCAGGTAACAGGTCACAGTTAGGTAACGACTTTACACAGGTAAATGACTTAGGCTATGGTCTAGTAACTATCAACGGTGGTTTAAGTGAGATGGTTAGTATGTTTACATACTACTGTCATACAGCATACTACGCAGGCAATGGTGGACAAATTAGATCACTTAACGGCTCAAATGCTAACGGTGTATACGGTCTTGTTGCAGAGGGGTCAGACCCTAATGAAGTACCAGATGATGTTTTATTGAAAGACGATATGACACAGAGTGCTAAAACGTTCTCTGCAATAACAGTACTAGAATTAAACCAAAATGTAACTTTATCAGCAGGCGATACCATTGCCAATGCAGCATCAACACCAAGTGCAAGTGGAACTTCAGTATTTGCATCAGTAGGTAAAAAAGTTTATCTTGAAGGCACAAGTGGTAGTTTTTCGCCAGGTGCAAGCGTCTTTGTTAATACAGTTGACAGTGGAGCAGATGTTACTGAAGTTGACACAACAGGATATACTAACCTTGCAACACAATTAAGTGTTCATGTCTATGACTTAGAACATATTCCTAGTAACAAAGGTGAACTTGATTATTATCACGACGATGGTGTAACTCCAATTAATAGAATAGCACGTTACGAGGTAGCAAACATTCAAAAGATGAATGGTATTTTAGTTGATGGCTACACAATTGATAACAATGAATTTACATATACACCTGTAGCAAGAACTACTAATGTAAACGGAGTAATAGGTAACAACGAAAGTGAACCAGTAAGTGAAACAACTGAAGCTGTACTTGTTGTTAGCAAAGCAAATAAAAACGGCGGCATCTATAACGTAGAAGTATTTGGCACAGAAAGTGGTGATCACTACAAGATAGGTGATACATTTACAATAAGTGGTACACAGTTAGGTGGCACATCACCATCAAACGACGCGACTGTAACTGTTACAGAAATCAACAGAAGTACAATTAATGTAGACAACGGCATACAAACTGGTAGTATTAGAAGAATGACTATTAGTGGTAGCATTAATAGTATTGCAGGCTTCACACCGGATAGAGATGGACAAGTATATAAACTTAACTTTAGTACATCAAATGACCAATTTGATAATGATGGATTGTTTGCAGACATACCTATCAATAAGCCAATTGACATTAGAAACAACCAAACACACTTATTTAGAGATATTGAAAGCGTTGGGAGTTTGACAATACGTCCTAGCACGGCTGTAAACTTTGATGACGATCCAATTGATACTTATAGATCAATTAGTTTTGGTGTAAACAACAGTGCAGGAACTATACTGCAAGACGACGAAGCTCTTACAGGCTTTGATGCCACGTACGACTACATTGGACTGCTTGTTAATTCAACATATATTAATCAAGCTGGTTCATCATTGAGTGTTCCTCCAACTCCAAGTACAACAACACTTGGTAATACACAAGGCGACACAAGCATTGCCATTGAAAGGTTAACTGAACTTAAAGACATTTGGAGACTGAACAATAACTTTGATACTGATCCACAGTTCCAAAGTATCCCAGCAGATGATACAGGTAGAGATTTCAGTATTACCTATGAGTTACCTAAGGTAATATCATGGAGAGGTAAGAAACATATTGTATACAACTATAGAGAAGTTAAAATTAATAGTGGTAGCCACGATGTAGTTACAACCTTTAGTGAAGATAACACATATGCTGTAGTAGACCTAAAGGAAATAAGTGAAGTTAAACTTACTCTTAATGACAAAGGCAGTTGGGAACGTGATGTATTTTACAATCTAGCTCAAAGACAAGTTATTGTTAGACAGGTAGGTAATACTTCTGCAAATGGTAAAGTCAAAGCAAAACAAACCAATGAACAAGTTTTAGATTTATACGACTGGTCTGGTGTTGCATTTAACACAACAGGTGCATTAGAAATTAGTATTGATAATGGTGCAACATATACAACTATGACCGACCTTGCAACAGGATTAGTGAACCTAGTTCCAACGCTTGTTGAAGTAAGAGAAACAAACGTGACAGCTGTTGCAACAGGTATATCACAACCTATTACGCAGGGATTCAATTCACCAATTATTATTAGAGCAGGTCTACAAGATGCTGCTCCTGCAAAAATTACTATACAAATTAGTACATGTCGAGCAACAGGACACGACTTCCTAGACATTGGTACTGGATCATTTAATGAAACAAACTATCCAAACGTTATTTTAGGCTTTCCTGCAAGAGAAGCAGCACAATCAAACGAAATACAAGAACGTAATAAAGGTAGGGTATTTTTTGTAAGCACAGACCAAGACGGTTTCTTCCGTGTTGGTAGATTCTTTACAGTTGACCAGGGTACTGGTACTGTTACATTTGCGGCAAGTATTGCTTTGTCAGATGTTGACGGTATTGGATTCAAGCGTGGTGTAGTTGTTACTGAATTTAGTACAGATAGTGCTATGAGTGATAACGCTAATGATACTGTTCCGGTTGAAAGTGCTGTGAGAGGATATGTCAATAGACGTTTAGGCTACGACCAACAAGGTAATGCTGTAACAAATCCATTGGGGCCAAGTGTTCTACAACAAAATGGTAGTGTTCCGCTTACAGGCGACTTACAAGCTAACCAAAATACAATACTTGGTATTGCTCCAGTTGATCTTCTACTAACAGCAGGAACAACTGCTGTAAACAAAGATTATGTAGACAGTAGATCAGAAGGTGTTAAAAAAGCAAAGACACTAAGAGATGTTGAAATTGAAACTGGTGATGCAAATCAAATGTTGGGTTTGACAGGCACTTACTCCATTTACTTAGACTCTAACAGCATAAGTTCACCAAACAACTTTGTACCAGGTAAGATACTTACTAACAGTGGTGCAACTAATAACTTTGGTACAATTACAGGCTCATACGATTTTTACGATAATGGTTTAGGTGATGTTACTATAGTTTACTTTAGCAAAGGCCCAGACATTGCAAGTTTAGCAGAATATAATCTAACAGGTAGTGGAAGTACTATTGCTGGATTAAAATCTGCTGCTCCAGATGTTTATTCAAAACCAGACGGTGCTGGAACAACAGATGGAAGTGCGAAATATATAAATGGACCATTCCAAGAAATTATTAATATTGCAGAAGAGCCATTCAATGCAGGCACACCTGTAAGTGACATTGGCTTCACAACAAGACGTTTGATAAATGATGATGATCCAAGTAATGTAAGTTATCCAGATAGACCCACAGCATACTTTGATATGCAGATCAACGATAATGTTATTGTAAACAATGATGTCAATTCAACAGCCGCTATTGTACAAAGTAAATTAAACATGAAAGAGGCTGATACATATGTAACAGCAGCTGACGATCAAATTACAATATCAGCACAAGAAGTTGTACAAGGTTTTACATATGAAATTGTTTTGCAAGGCACAACAAACTTTACAACACTGGGGGCAAGTGCAAGTACAGCAGGTACAACATTTACAGCAACATCAAGCAATCCACTTATTACTGGTGGAGGAACTGTAAAAAGGTTACAAAGCAATATTGTTGTTAAAGATCTAGTAGACGACAACAGCTATTCAACTAACCAAGCAAAGTTAGGTTTGTCAGCATTTGATGGTGCTAACTTTAAAGTTACTAGAGGACACGTTGAACTTAAAGACAACGGTATACCTAAATCAAAACTAGAACAAATTGCATCAGACACTGTACTGGGTAACAGCACAGCTTCACAAGCTAACGTAGCAGAAGTTACATTTAGTGATGTTGTTGACCAAGGTCAAGGTATACAACACTCAGACTTCAACGCTACACCAGCAACCGGCGTATTAACAAGGACAGCCGCTACAGCAGGCGCTGAAACTTACGTAGTTGTTGAGTCAACTACAACAGGTGAAGCAAGTAAATTTGTAAAAACTACAACTGGTGGAGAAATTGATGCTCAAGGGTTTGCTCTAAACAACAATACGGTGTTAACACAGGTTGGTGCAGGTGCTGCAGGCATACTTACTCTACAATCTATACAGGGCGGCAAGAGTTTACAAGCATCAGGCGGTGATGCAACTAATCCAGCATATACAACTGTATTTGGTAACTTAAATGTTGGTGATCTTAAAGATCCAGATGGTGCTGATGTAGGTACTGACCCTGATATATTTGATAGAAGTAATCTACATGCTGCTGCTGATACAGCATACGATGTTGCAAATGGAACAACAGGAACTGTAACACCGTTTGCGGCGGCACAATGGATGTATGCAAACTTTATTGAAGCACAAAATGAAAAGGGTGATACTTCAGCAGGTATAGCAATAGGTTCATACAGCGGTAAAGCAGAAGCAGGTAACGTTGCTATAATAGCAACCAACGGCACTGTACAGAAAAAAGTTGCTAGTTTTGGTATGCTAGATGTAGATGGGCCCGGTGCAGGAGCAGCTGTTCTTGCAATTTGGCCAGAAGATAGTAACACTGTAAATATTGGTGACGCAAATCTTAGATATGCAACAGGTTATTTCCAAAATATAGACATTGCAAGTAGCTTGACATCAGCAGGATCAACAGCGGGTGATATACAAATAGGTATTACAAGCGACAACGAAATAGATACTACCACAGGCAACCTTACTATTGATAGTGCAGGCGGCACAGTAGCAATTGATGATAATGCAACTGTTTCAGGCACATTGACTGTTACCAGCACAACAACACTTAACGGTGCTGTTAATTTAGGTGATGCCACTGGAGATAATATCGCTGTAAACGGATATGTTTCTACAGATATTATACCTAATAATGCTACTAGAGACTTAGGTGACGCTACAAGAACTTTTGCCAAAACCTTTACAAGAGAACTTACAACAGGAGCCGCGGCAACAACGGGAACAATAACAGGTGACTGGAGTCTGTCAAGTGGTTCTAAATTACAATCAACCTACGCTGACTTGGCTGAGATGTATTCGGCAGATGCAGAATATGAAGTAGGCACTGTACTAGTGTTTGGTGGTGACGCAGAAGTTACTACCACAGATGTTAAAGGCGATCATAGAGTTGCTGGTGTTGTAAGTGCTGACCCAGCGTTTGTTATGAATCAGGACTGTCCAGGTATTGCAGTATGCATTGCACTACAAGGAAGGGTTCCTGTTAAAGTGCTTGGTAAAGTACAAAGAGGCGATATGCTCGTGTCAAGTGCGATACCAGGTTATGCTATTGTTAACAACACACCAGGAGTTGGTACTGTTATTGGTAAGGCTGTTGGTACTAAAGAAGATGATGCTAAAGGTATTGTTGAAGTAGTAGTGGGAAGAGTATAATGCCAGAAAGTAAAAGCACAAAAGGTAAAAGTGTTACCAACGAAAATGGAAGACGATTAACAGTTATCGCCAATCGTGGTCCAAGGTTACAAGTAAAAATTAACGGAGATCCAAAGGATACAGCCGGTGAAGCACTTAAAAAAATTAGGCGATAAATATAGTAAATAGGATAAGAGATAATGGCCAATAGATTTCCACTAGTAGTAGATACAACAGCAGGTAACCAGTTTAGAGAATTACCAGATGGTGATAATCTTTTACTTACAAATAGTAGCATTGTTAATGCTTTAGATATTACAGCAATAGGCACAGTCACAGCATCTCAGCTAGTTGTAGATGGAACTGTATTCCGTAATGACTATAATGATCTACAAAACAGACCTACTATTCCAACTTCAATACTACAACTAGGTATTGGTGACGGCACAAATGGCCAATTCCTTACTACTAATGGTTCAGGTACAATAAGTTTCCAAAATATTCCGGTACAAAACCCAACATTAGGTGGCGACTTATCAGGGACAGCAAGTGCCGCTGTAATAAACGCAAATACAATTGGTATAAACGAATTAGATCTTGATGACGGTACTATTGGACAAGTGCTTGCTACAGACGGATCTGGTAATTTACAGTTTATTGATATGACTGGTGGTGGTGGAGGCGGAGGCGCTGTTAACTTCTTAGGTTTAACAGGGCAGATTGGATTATCACAAATTGACGATGACTTTATTACTCCAGTAAAATTAAAAGACAATGGTCAAGTTCCTACAGCAGGACAATACCTAACAGTAGCGGCTGGCGGTGATTTTGAATACTTAGATATACCTACAACTAATCCACAATGGGATGATGTACAGAATAAACCAAGTATTCCTGTTACACTCACTGACTTAGGAATCACAGATGGTGACGCGGGCGATATTTTAAAAACTGACGGAGCAGGCAACTTTAGCTTTATAGGATTTAACAGTATTGAAAATGTAGAATTCAGTGGCACAACAATTAGAACTGTTCCAGATAACAGTAATATAAGTATTGATCCTAAAGGAAATGGTTATCTCAGCATAATTGGTACTAACGCTGTTGTTTTACCAGCAGGCGATACAGCACAACGCACTCCAAATGTTGCTGGCGCTATGCGTCTTAACACACAACTAGGAATATTTGAAGGATACGACGGAAACAACTGGAACGGATTGGGCGGAGTTAGATCTGTAGATGGACTAACTTTTGTAAGTGCAGAATCTACACCGGGTGCAAGTGATGATACTATCACTTTTGTTACTAACAGTCAAACAAGTGCTACTCTAACAGAATCAAAGTTAGAATTAAATCAAGCTGTTGGTCTAAAAATTAAAAGTACGCAAACTGCAATAGATTTTGAAACAGGTGCGCTTAGTGTAGACGGTGGTGTAAGTATCAAAGGGAATCTTATTGTAAGTGGAGCAATCAGTGTAAACGAAGAATTCAACACAAGTGTAAAGGTTAACGGAACATCACTAACAGGAACACAAACTAATCAATTTTCTGTAGCACCTGCGGATATAGATTTCTTTAAAACATCAATGAAGTTGAGATTGTTTGGTGCAAGTGCAGATAATGTTGACCAAGATACCTCTAACCTAAGCGTTACAGCATCTAGAGTAGGATTTGGAACTCCAGACAACAGCGGTAACGAAGTTACATTTAGTTATCGTGTTGCACAAATGGATCAAGTCACAGGTAAAATCAGTACTGTCACAGCGGCTGCAGATGTTACTATCGAACCAACAGAAATAGCTGATTTTAATAATAATAAAAATATTCAAGTAGTAGTAAGTAGGGTTTCAAGTTCTCACAATGTCTTAATATATAGAAAAGTTGGATCAGAAGTTGACTACACACTCCACAGTGTACTAGGTCCAAAAGAACTAGGAGTTGCACTAAGTAATATTGTATTCACCGACTACTATGACTTTGATGTTACTCCGTGGAGCAAAAGAACTAATCAAGGTTTGTTTGATACAAATAGCGGACTAGTGCATGTGCCGCTCACAGCACCAGGTAGTCCTAAACTAGGCTGGTTTGATACAGAAATAACCAGCATCAACACAGATACAAACGTCATTACAGTAGCTAATCAATACTATGCAAACCAAACAACATTAGAAGTAGTAGTCGATGACACAGTTTCTGTACAAACAGCAATTGATGCAGCCAAAGCACAAAACAAAAATAGTTTTACACTAGAAAACAGAACATACTTTATAAAAAGAATAGAAGTCCCAGATGGTTTTACACTTAAAGGTAGCGGTGATCAAACTAGAATTATAAAACAATATTGGTCAACAGAGCAATCATCCGGAAGCAACGCAATTATTAGACCTAAGTCTGGTTATGCAACATATAATAATATTACAATAAGAGATTTACGTATAGATGGAAATGCACAGAATCAATATTTAACAAGTGATACATCGACAGAGCATTTAAATTATGCTATATACCTGTATGGTAATGATTTATTATTTGAAAATATTGAATTAGATAATTGTACTGGAGGCGGAATATATGTTTACGATCCTACTGTTACAAATAATTTGACTGTACTTAACAATGAAATAACAGGCGGTGGTTTAAGTTACAGTTATGATTGGTATCCATTATTTGCAGACGAGTCAAGAACAGTTAAAATTGCACACAATACATTTAGAGATTATCCTGGTCCTGTGCGTGTAAGTGCTGTGCAGAAAGGTATTGTGTCGCCCAACATAGTTGATAACTGTGGCGAAGGCATATTTGCATATGGCGCTACTAAAATTGTGCTTACACCAAATGTACTGCTAGGACCAGCAGGTGAGTTTATTGCTAATCCAGATGTACTAAATTCTGAATACGATAGTGTAAATATTAATATTGAATCAGGAATAGACTTTAACAGTCCACAGTATGTTTATCAAGAAAACGGTGCATTCTTTGACTTTACAGCCAACCAAGGACGCTTAACAGGTTTTATCAACGAGCTTACAAAAACTAATAATGTTGAAGAACTAAGTACTGATTATTCAGAAACGCTAGGTGGCGAGGATTACATTGCATTTACAAACGGCGGTGACGCCAACGGTGCTTTTTCATTCCGTATTGTAGCATCAAGAGTAAATGATCTTCTTAGCAGAGCTAGTTATACACAGTTAGTCAATGCAAATGCTAATTCACAAGGACTAGTCTATAGAATTGTAGCAACAGAGTATGTGCCACAAAAAACAATAAGCGGTGACGGTAATCAACTAGCAGGCAGTAACTACGAAGTGACAGTAAACAGCACTAGCGGACTAAACTTAGAAGATGTAGTAAGATTAGTTGGACACAGCACTACTCCTCCAACAGGCGGTGTAGACGGAACGATAAAAACAATAAATACGATAAGCAATACTATTGGTATTGATTTTGGAGATGCATTTGGTGATATTACTGTAGTCGGTAATGGCGGACAAGTAGCACTACAAAACAATTTCGTAGTAGCCAAAGGGAAAATTAACTAATGTCAAGTTTAAACAATATTAACAACAATGCTTCGGTCATAAACGTAGGTAGAACTACTCCAGTTACGCCTGGCGCACAACCTGCAGCAAACAGTATTCCTGTTGTAGTTGCTACAGATCAAACTGCAATACCGGTAGTTGAACAAAATAAAATACAATCAGAAGTTGCACTTTCATTACTAGGTATACCTAGATCAGAAGTTGCACTAGGAATATTTGCAGATGTTAACACATATGATGTTAACCCTAGTGAGTGGTCTAATACCCCTGAAGATTATTCTGAGGTTGCTAACACAGCAACACAATATACAGGAATAGGCGGAGCGCAAGCATGGGGTATCTTACACTTACCTGAAGAATCAGGCGCAAAAGTTACAGCACCAGCAGATGAAACAGCAGTATTAACAAGTAAAAGATTTTTTAGATATCAACCAGGACGTGTTTCAGCAGCTACATTTGGTATTAAGAGTTCGTTTGCTACAGGCAACGTAGTAGGTGCAGGACAAAGAACTGCAACAAGAAACCCAGATGTTAAAAAGTATGGTATCTTTGATAAATTTGACGGATACTATTGGGAAACAAGAGACACAGGACAAGGCGATCAGTTTGCTGTTGTAAGACGTACACAATCTATTATCAGAAAGAACCCTTTGCAATTTGGTAATAGTGCAGGACAACAGCTAGAGGATCATGCACTAGGTGGTAAGGCACCGAGTGTAGCAGAAAGTACATACAATCAATATCCTACAGCAACAAAATATTTGACAGAAAACAAATTTGAATTAATTGATAAAAGTGTTATCAGCAATACGGCTGTAAAATGTCAAAGAGATTTAGGCTACTTCTTAGACGCTATTGGAACAGATATTACCTTACAAACAAACTATGGATCAACATTCCAAGGGTTAGCAGAATCAAATTCAAACGAATATCCATTACCAACTAGTGTCACAACAGCAATTGATAATTCTGAAATACAAGTAAAAGCACTAGCCGGTGTAGACAACACAGCCGATACAGAAGTAGACAACTGGTACAACAACCTAAGAGCTATAGCTGTTGACGCGGGTACTAGAGTAGACTATGCTAGTGCTACACAAGCAGAACAAATTGCTTTCTTGAAAGCTGTAACTTATACTAATCCAACTAGTGGCGGCTCCGCAAGTAGAAATGCTGTCAAGGACCAAATAGTTGCAAATAGAGATTTTATTGCTGCAGAAATAAATGCATGGGTGGCTGATACATATCCAAGTGCAAGCCATAACGTAAACAAATGTACTAGAGACGTATTATTTGTGCTAAACGCTATAGCATATGATGTGTTATATGGCGGCAATAGTGCTACTTATGATGCGGCTAAGTTTTTCTTCTACGATGGTTTTAGCAAAAGTGATCAGACCTCAGATTACATTACACAAACAGTAGCAGCCTACGGTCGCTTAGTTGATATAATTGATGATATCGTAAAGAATATTACTATTACTAAAACAACTGGTAACAGTGAAACACAAAGCACAGGTAATGGTACAGCAGATCAAGCCGAAGCAGATGCAGCTGTGGCTTTTGCAACTATTATTAGAGATGTTATTAATGAAGGTGATATACTTCTAAGTTTACCAGTTACGAGGACAGTCCCAGATACATCTTGGGGTACAGCTTCTATGACAGCTGCACAGACAGCAATCACAGCCGCTAAAGAAACTATTGTAACTACTGTTGCACCTGTTACATTTAGTGGTGATGATATAAAATGTAAAAGAGATTTAGAGTTTGCACTAGATGCATATATAAATGATTTACGTTGGGGTGGCAACGGACATATTGTTGCAAATGCCGCAACATACGACACAGGAATTTTAGCTGATGCAGAGCGTGAGGGCGAAACACACTACTTTTTCAGAAATAAGATAAGAGATACACTTGCAGGTATTAATGAACTTGCGGCAAGAACAAAGGTTGGTGATCTTGCAAAATATCAAATCCAAGCTGTAACAGCAAACGGTTCTGGATCATACCCAGCACAAGAAGGTCCAGGTGGAGTAACTGGTGCAATTACTGACGCACAGATTGCAGGCGCAACATATGGACAGCGTAGTAAAGTTGAAACAATCTTTAGCGTATATTCTTTGTACTATGGTTACTTAATTAGTCAAAGTCTAACATACGATACAGCAACTCACTTACCAGATGGTGCAGATCCAGCAGACTTTGAAAGAGTTCTAAAATACAAATGTATTAGAGACGTAAAATACATAATGAATGGTTACGGAAGCGATCTTCAGTTTGGAGGCAATGCCGCAACAGCATATAATGCATTCAAATATTACAGTGACGGACAATTAAAAGTTTACTCACAAACCAGCGGCGGAGTTGTTGCAGAAGTAGCAAGACACCAATACTTAAAAGATCTGCTTACATCAAACAGTTTAGTTGATGTTACTAGGACAGATGCTCAGGTTGTACAGATTAAGAGTATGACAACAAGATTTGCTTTATCAACAGCACAAAGAGATAAACTCCTTACACTAACAGATACTATTATCAATAACTTCACAACTGAATATACAGGTGCGGTTGACTACGGTTCAGCAGGACAGTTTGGTGATTTAGTAATTTTACGTGATGGATTAATAATGGTACATGCAGGTGTATATGATCCAACACTACTTAAAAAGCGTATAAAAACACCAGCACAAATAGATACAACTAACAATACATTTACACTTGCAGAAGGAAGTGTCATAATAGGACAGTACGTAAACTATTATGGAGATTGTCCAGAACTTACAGATGGTAAAACATATTGGGTAAGTGAAGTACAAGGTCCTAAGGGTAACACAATCACACTAATGGACCCTGCAGTAGCAGATTTTAATCAGTTTGATGTAAATGCAAGTAATAACACAGTAATAACACTTACAGGTGCAGGAACAGAACACTACATAGAAACACCAGTTCCATTTATTTTCCCAACAGAATACGCTAAGTCATTTGGACTAGCAGGTGTTGAAGAGCGTTACGATGGTATGTTCCCATACATGTATACATCATCAGGTACACTACCTGCAGACCCATCAGATGTTACAATAGGCTATATTGATACAGCAATTGACACAAGTACAGATGCAGCATCTTTAAGAACACAAATTGATAATCTAAACTACAAGTATAAAACTTGGGTTAGAGATCATGTTGATCCAACATTTTATTCAGTGTATGAATATAGGGTTGGAAGAACTAGATTCTCAGGAGATAGTTTAGATGGAACAACACGTAATAGTGTTTATAGTGATAACGTACTAGACAAAAAAGCAGGTGAACTGTTCTTAGGGACAGGCGTATCTGCACAAGAACAAACATCAGTTTGGGATTTAGATTTTAGTAAGGTAACCATGCTTAAAGTTGAGTTTAGTTGGTATGGTGCTGTTGGTGCATTGTTCCTAGCTTATGTTCCAGTAGACAATGGGGAAGCACGTTGGGTTAGAGTGCATCATTTACGTTGTTCAAACCAATTGAAGATATCTTCACTGGGTAATGCTACTCTTCCAATTACATACCTAGTATATGGCGGCGGAAGCGAATCACGCTTTGGTGTTCCAAATGCTAATAGGCTTCAAAACCCATATGGTAGTTATTCAGAAAGCCTAGTTAAATATGGTGCTTCTTACTACATTGATGGTGGTGACCGTGGTACAGTCAGGCTGTTTAACCATAGTAGTGAAACGCCTACAGATATTAATGGTTCAAAATATAAATTGGGTGTAAATGCTACAAACGCAACAGATCCTGTAACACCATATTTTAGTGTAACCAACTTAGATCCTGACACAACAGGTACTGACGCTCCTGCAATTAATACATATTACATGAATGCAAGAGTAATTACAGGTAACTCACAAGATCAAAATGTTAAAGTTATTTGGATAGACGGAAATGACCTATATCTAAATAAACCAGTTAGTAACGTTTCAACAATAAACTTAATAGTAGATAGACCTGCTTTGCTGTATGGACTTAAAACAAAAGATAATATCACATCAGGTAATGGTGACGATGTTAGAAATAGAGTACAGGTATATCCAACACGTTTAAGTGTGGGCAGTGATGGATCGACAAATGCTAAAATGACATTAGTTAAAACTCCAACGTTCCAAACAACAGTAGGAACAACAGGTAGTTTTGCAACCACAGCAAGCGTAGATGTAAATCAATCGTATGTACTATCTACTACATCAACAGATTATCTTTCACAAAATGGAGACTTTACTTACGGTTACTTCCGTGCAAGTTTAAATGGCTCTGAAACACTTATAAGTGTATTAGGAAGATTAGAGAAAGCAAATGACAACTACTATTTTTATCCAACAGAGATTTACAATGGTTCGTTAGTAATTGCTTCAGGCGCAACATTCTTAAAAGAGGGAGTGTTTGATCCAAACGGAAACGTGCTTACATCAAGTGAAACAACATTTGAAAAAGAGCGTTTAAGTTCAGTTGAAGTTGCTCTACGAGCACAAACTCCAATACCAGGAACAGGAACTGAATTAGCAAGTTACTATGTTGCTCCAGGTGCTGAAGAATTTGATTTGGCAACTTATTTCGATTACAACAAAGAGTATATAAGTTTTCCACTTACAGATCAGCTAGAAACTCTATTCTTAGCAACTTTTAGTAATAATACTAATAGTGATACACCTTTAGTTTCGTTGAGTGCCAGCTTGACATGGGAGGAGCAATAATAAATGCCTCAAATCAAAATAGGGTTCGACAGAATACCTATACCAACATCGAAAACGTTTGTACCTCTATATGACATTGTAAAAGGTGTTCCTCTTAGAGACTCTAATGGTAACGTAATTGTTACAGAAGATGAAGGTCCGGTAGCAGCTCTTGCTAAAGCAGAAAATAGTACCAGCGTGGTTATAAACAATGCGGTAATTGAAAATACAGAATTAGATGTTATAGAACAGTTTGCTGAGACATCTCAAGTTAGTACAACTCTTTTGGGTGTACCTAGAGCAGAAGTACAACTTAGTTTGTTTAGTGATGTAAGTACATATGGTGTTAACGAGGAAGAATGGGAATTCTTTGAGTTTAACGGAATTTTTGGCAGGCCAGCAGGTTGGTATACAAGACGCAATCGCGTTTACGGTAATCATTTCTTTACTAGATTAGTTGAAGAAACTAATGAACAAGCACTAGTTGTTGAGAGCTTTCCGGTTGCATTTACTTTTCCACCAGGACCTAACTATGTAAACGGTGGATATAATCCAGCGGTATTTGCTAGGTTCCTATCATTTATTGATCTTGGAAATAATTTATACGATAGATATGTTGCCGATAATAACGAGCTATTTGCAAAAGAAAACTTCTTAGATTCTTCGTTATGTTTTACACAAGATGGCGATGTTGTATATCCAGACGATGAACAACTGGGTTATGACTTACTAGAAAACTGGTGCCAAGCATGGATGAATATGCGTGACGGCCTACTATTAGACCCTGATACTAATCTACCAATTAGATTTCCTTCGGGCTATGATGCTACAAATACAAGACCGGGTGCAAGTGATACCGCAAACTATTTTGGACTTTTACAAAGTAAAAAAGCATATAGATACCAACCGGGGCGTATTTCAGGTTTTACATTTGGTTTTAGAGCAAGCAGGGACGAAGCAAGTATAGATAACATAATAGAATGGGGAATAGGTAATCCTACCGACGAATATGTATTCCAAATGAGAGGACCTCAGTTTAACATTGTGCGTAGAAGCACGGTTAGGTTGCCTAATGAAGTATTGCAAAGAATGGGCTTTAATAATACAGCACAACAAACAGTACAAAGTAGAGAACCATTTAATACAGACGAATTTTTTGAACTTGTAATTACAAGAGATTTCTTTAATGGAGATCCGTTGGACGGAAATGGTAGATCGGGTTACTTGCTTGATCCTACAAAAGTTACTATGTACAAAATCGAATTTGGCTGGTATGGAGCAATTGGCGCTAAGTTTTATGCATACATTCCAACCGACACAGGCGATGCACGTTGGGTGCTTTTGCATACTCTTACTATTGAAAATCAACTAGGCGAACCTTGTTTGCAAGATCCTTATTTCAAATTTAGATATTTACAAGACATTAGAAATACTAGTAACATAAGAGAACCACAATATCTTTACAAATACGGTGCATCATGTTACATTGATGGCGGCGATAATAGTGCAGGAAAATACTACTGTTATACAAGTGACGACAAAGCAATCAATAATGCAAGACAAACTAGTGTTGCAGGAATTTATCCTAAACGTGAAATAAAAAATAGCGACGGAGTAGCAAAACCTAACAAGAAAAATGTTTACCCAGTAGATTTAAAAATAGATTGTGATCAACTTACAGAAGTACAGGTAGTTGAAATAAACGGCTGTCCTGCATTTGGACATCACTATGCTCCAAGTCTGCACAGCAATCAAAATGGTGTTATAAGAAGTATAAACATCAATGGTGCAGGCAATGAAATAACTACAAATCCGCAGACACAAGTGAACATTACTAATATTACACAAGGCAATCCAGGCATCGTAACTACAGATGTTGCACATGGGTTTTTTGACGGACAAAAAGTAACATTAGAAAATGTTTTAGGTATGACGGAAGTAAATTTACAAACATACTACATTGATATCTTAAGTGACACACAGTTTGCAATTTACAGTGATCCAGAATATGTATCTGAAATAGATACAAGCGGGTTTGCTGCATACACAAGCGGCGGAACTGTAGACGGTGATCCTATATTTAGAACAAAAGATGATGATAGTAAATTGATTGTGCCGGGTATTAATAGCTGTTATGCAAAAGTAACAAGCGAGAGTACAGCAAATATTGAACGTATCGGCTTTGATGGATTATATGAAAAAAGTGCAACTGGTACAATAGACACTCAAGTTATATTAAATGGGCAATTGGTTGATAGAACATCGGTTGACACATCAGCTGTACGCTTTACTAGTTATTATGATGCTATTGCAGGTAGCACTTATCCTATTACAGGAGATGGATTTGACTGTAACTTTTTAAATCCTGTTACACAAGAAGGTACACAATTTTGTGAATTTATTGTAGGTGTCACAGAAAACAAACCCATCATTGTTACAACTAATAATGCTTTAGGAACACCAATACCAAAAGTCAAATTTTTACAAAGTGACGGTGTTACAGAAGTAGAACCAGACTTAGGTGATGTGCTATATGCTGAATTTACACATAGTAGTTTATATAGAGACAGAGACGGTTATGAAGAACGAGAAGGAGATGCACCATTAGGAATTCGCTATGACATAGATTATCGTTTGCCAAGACCGCAGGGCACAGATAGTGGCATATGTTCTGCTTTAGCGTTTACTATTGAAGATAGATTAGAATTCACAGTAACATACAGCTCAACTGACCCTGTAAGCGGACTTTCTAGTAATGTAATAATATTTGATGACGAACCAAGCGAACTTATCAATGGATTTAATCTTATTGGTGGCGAATTTGGTGATGGTGATACACCGAGTGGTATTAGATTTACAAGTGCATTAAAAACATATGTTGACAGTGAAGAAAACGAAAAATATTATGCAGACATAAACGGTGCACCAAGTAGTGCGGCATTCACACTAAAACTTAGTCCTGTGAGAATTAGAGATAAAACCAATACAGGGGATCCTCTTAAAGGAGTCAACAAAGTACAAATTTTCAGCTTCCAACCAAAACCTTTGTACCTAGTTGTGTTTATGCGCGACAATGCAAGAATGAATAATGTTACTATAACTGAGTATATCAATGGTACAACAAGAGCTTTTTGCCCCGACTGGATATCTAACGATGGTGTTGATGTTGTATTCTCAGGAGGAGCAAGTTCCGGAGTTCCAGCTGCTAATTATTTAGAAAAAGAAAGACTAGCAAGTACAAGTGTAGATGTTCAAAATTCACAACCATTGAGACCTGGTAAATTAAAAGATACATTGTATGTTGCACCAAATCGAAATAACACAGTTGGCTTAGACAGTGTGTATGGACCGGATAGAACAACTATTACTCCAGGAATATTAAATACTACAGCAACATTTATTACAGCTAGAAGTTTAGAAAATAACGATGTTAACTTAGTAAGTGCTAGTGTGACTACAAAGGAAGATTAATGGCAGAGATTAAATTTGGTCTAAACGTAAACAGGAATCTTGCAGATGTACAAGACCCTGCAGCGGCATTATCAAACCTAGGTATAGATATCAATGACTTAGATATAATTAGAGGTGCGGCTGGCGACCTAGGTATTACAGCAGATGATGTAAAAGCTCTTAGTGGGCTTAATGTACCTGTGCAAACATACCTTGTAAAATTATATCAAGACACACTACAATATGCTAGTATTATTGATCAAACTTCTGGCACAAGTGAATCACTCAAAGGTAATTTAACAGTAAATGGTGTACTTGGAGCAGGCGCAATTAAATATCAATACATTGACGATGACAACAGTACATTAAAATTTGCAGATATTAGTACAAGTCGTGTTAGTAGTTGGAGTAGTACAGACAGCCCTGCTACAGATACTAGTCCAATTTTTTATGGCAGTCAAATTGAAGTCGATGGACCAATAGAAACTACTTCCCTTGAAATATTAAAGTCTGCAGACACAGTGCGTTTTAGAAGTTCAGAAGTACCCACACATAAAATACAAGCAACTATAGGCGGACAAACTGTATACCTGTATGCAATGAAAGGCATACCATTAGTTTTTGAAGGGTTTTTTAGAAACTTAGACAGCGACCTTAGATTAGTTACAAGTGGAGCAGTAAGCTGGCGTATTGTAAATAACCAGTTCGATTACCTTACAAAAGAATATGAAAATATAGGCGGCTCTAATACAACAAGAAGTTTTTTAAGATATAGAGACACAGGTGCGGCGTCAAAGAATGTAGAAATCTATCATAACCCAAATAACATATTAACATTACCTTTGACAGGTATTGGCATGAGTGAGTTACCAGCAGCTTCATTAGAGAACTGTCAAAATCTATATGTTAATAACAACATTATTAAAACATTCCCCGACTTTAATAACTTTGTACCAAATGTAAGATTACTAGACGTAAGAGAAAATAATTTTACATTAGGTGATGATGCAAATTTACGTAAGTTCAACTCCAGTGTTTTAGCAAGGATACCTACAAGTGTTAGAGAAATTAGAATGGGTAATACATTTAATGGTAGTATTACAGCAGATCTAACAACATTGACCAATCTACTTACTCTTAACCTAAATGGTCATAATAGAGGTGGTGCTTATAATTACTACGATCAAGATGCAGACGACCCAACTGGTTCTACACCAGAGGTAGCAAACACTGTACAAAATTATTACATGTATAGGAATAGTTTTAACGTAGTACCGCAAAGTGTAAAAGACTTACCTGACCTAAGACAAATAAATTTATATAGTAATACAATTACTGACGATAGCATGCAATTTGCAAGTCCTGTAATCAACTACATAAACATAGGTGGTAATCCGGGTATCAACATTCCTAACTGTGCAAATAAAACTTCTCTACAAAATTTTTACTCGCACTACAATGCTGCAGCAAATGTGCCTGCAGATCGAAACTTGTTTACTACAACATCAGGTGCATACAAATTTGCAAACTGTGGCAACCTTAGATTAATTTACTGTTACAGCAGTGCATATACTGGTCCTATACCTAAGTTCGCAGGTAATTCACAACTTTACTATTTCCAAGGACAATACACAGCACTACGTGGTGGACGTTCAGATACAGAACAAGAATATGTATTATACGATGATGTGTTTGACGATTGTGCAAGTGCTATGCGTTATTTTCATGTAGCAAGTAGTAGCTTATTAAATGCACCTATGCATCCTGATTGTTTTGAAAAACCAACTGGAATGATTGGAATAGTATTTAGAAGTTTTAATGCAGGTGTGAGTGGAGCATTTCCAAGTCTTAATACAATGCAAAACTTGCGTTATATTGTTATGCTGCAAAATAACTTTACAGGTCCACTTCCAAACTTCTTTAACAATCCAAACTTATACTACTGTCACTTGTATGGTAACTTGTTTGAAGGAGCTATACCTGTAGTACAAAGTAATGCACTTCAATACTTTTACGTACATAGTAATAGACTAACATCGTTTGGTGGTTTACAAACACCTAATCTAAGACGACTGTTTGTAAGTTACAATCTAATTACAGGCGCTATACCTGACATGAATAATTTGACATTGTGTTATGATTTCTATCTAAATAATAATGATTTTACTGACTATGTAGCAGGAGCGTTAGTTTCATGTAGGTCATTATATAGATTTGATGTTAGTAACAATCCAAACTTACCTGCAGGTGCGGTAAATAATATAGTAGCAGACCTTGTTGCAAATTACGAAGCAAATCCACGTGGTGGCATAAGCGTAAACCTAGCAAATACATCAACTCCAACTGGAGATGCTGTAGAACAAATTGAGTTCCTTAGGTCTAAAGGTTGGAATATGAGGTTATAAAATGGCAACATCAGCTGTACAAGGATTTTTAAAATCTGCAAACTTACTAGAAAATACACAGGATAGACAGTTACTTAATAACTTAGCTACAGCACCTATTGCTGATGATATTAGTTTGTTTATCAACAATAGTCAAAACGTATCAAGGCTTACTATTGCTGATGCAGAATATAACTTTATTACAGGTCTTGTAACGCTTGTAAACAACACACCCCAACAACAAGCAGATAGAAGTGCTGTGTTTACCAACGGTGATCCTGTAAGAATACTTTATACTAATGAAACAATTTTACAAGCAAATTTATTTGTCACCCAAAGTGATGGCGAAAAGACATTTGGATTTGCAAGTGATGCAGATGGTGAAGAGCAATTTACATTTGATCCACCTTCAGAAGGATTTATAGTCGAACGCTCCGATGCTGTTATATTAAACAACTTAACCTTTTTAGGTCCTGTTGAAACAACAGCAGGGTTTAGTAGTGGACTAACAGGCGCAGATAGTGCAGATCCAGATTCCGGGTCTAGCATAGAACCAGAAGACACTTATGCTAACCAATTTTTAGAAATTTATCAATATTTAGATATTTCCAAATACCAAGCAGATAAAAAGTTTGTAAGTGATAGAGATGTAGCAACGGATGATGATTTCAGAATGGAAGGTACATTTAGTATAAATGACCCAGCTGACATGATTATTACAGAAGGTATTAATGTCAATAGTCCAGGATTATATATTACAAACCCTTCAAGTCCTGTTTCAAACATTCAACGTATCAGAGCATTTAGTGATACATCTAATCCTTGGGAAGTGACAGGTTCCGGTGTCAATACAAAACTGACAACAAATGCTGTGACAGCACAAACGGGTGACCTAAAATTAAATAATGGTATACTAATTGACGGCATAACTCCAATTACAGAAAGTGGAAACGTCAACAATGTTACTTTTACGCACAAAGCAAAAGTTAAAATTGACGGGATTGACTATTTTTTATGTTTAACTAGTTGATGCTAGAGCTTTATAAACAGTTCCATTAAACGTAATAGGTATAGTCCTATCAAACGCAAATGCATCTCCTAGACTTAGCTCAACTGTATTAGTATTTACAGCTACAAAATCTCTTACTTTAAGTACAGCACTAGCATTAGTCATTTGAAGACCAACAGTAGCACCTGTGCCATCTGTTGTTCTAAGACCGTTTAAGGTACCTACAAACGGGGGTGCTGTATTCAACGGAATAACACATGCTTCTTTATCTTGAGTTGTGTCAGTGGGACAAATAACAACAGTAGTACCCGCAACCATATCATCACCTGCTTGTACAGGTTTACTTAATGTCACTGTATTGGCTACATTATCAATAGCAATAATTCTTGTAAGTGTAGCTGGGTCATCGGGATCTATTTCTTGTGTGTATGGTCTGCTTTGAAACACATTATTTAAACCGAAGCCGCTTACATCATTTAATGTTAGTACGGTATCTCCTGGCACTGCTGTTACAGCAATTTCTTTGCCTATTGTTCCAATACAGAAGTTGTCCAAACTGTTATTTTTAAGCCCTTTGTCACTGTAAAAATAAACTTGTTCTAGCCCGCTTAGATTAAGTGGAATATTTGTTGTGAATTCTCTAATACTAGAAATACTTGTTACTCTAATATAGTCTGTTCCTGCAGGATTGTTTTCACTCACAACAACCGTACCAACCTTTAAACCTTCAGTTGTTGTAATAGTTACGCTAAAGTTATTTGATGTTCCTGCTTGTACATCTAAGAATCCTCTATGGTCCATAAACTTTACAGGTACAGTAGCATCTGCAGTTGCCGTTGAGTCAACAATTACAATATTATTACGTGATATATCTGTAACACTTGTACCTTTTGAAAATGCAGGAGTGATAATCTTATTGCCAATTTCAATATTATCTGTAAAAGGACTGGTTGATGTTGTGCTTACGACATTACTATCTTGACTAAAAGTGTAAGTGTATTCTGCTCTAATAGCATTGGCAAATCTTAATGGTGGTGTATATGTAATCGTAAGGGGGCTAATACTTAACCATCTTGCATACTGAGTGCTAAAATTGACGTCTGTTGGTCCAATTTCACCGCCACCTGTAAGTAGTCTGTTATCATAAAATCCTTTGAAACTATTTTCTTCAAAGTCTGTTGGAAGTTGTTGATATAGATACCAGTAAGGCCAGTCACCACTGTCTTTGATATTTGTTGTTAAGTTAGCATCTATAAATTTATTAAAATAATTTTGTGTAGGATCACTGTACCAGTAAGTTAAACGTATTTCAATAGGAACATATTTTTCTAAATTAGGTTCTGTGTGTGAAAATCTAAATGCATCACTACCAATCTTATTCCTAATACTGTAAGTTAGTTTTGCACCATCTGGCACTGTAATTGCTGTGTTAAGAGTAATTGTAGTATTTCCTACACCGTCTACTAGTAAGCCTGCACTTATTTCGCTTGCAAGTATCGGGTTACCTGATGCATCTTCTGCTGCGATTACTTCGTCGCCTATAATAACTGTACGGGCATCAATAGCGTCAACTGTCACACTAGTTTGATTGGTCATTGCACTACGATGTTCTATTTGTCTATCTTCTGCAAATGTGTTTTGTACAACTTGTAAATCACCAAACTCGTCTGCTACTTCAAACATAACAAGTCCAGTAGTGTCAAAACTAAATGTACTTGGTCCACTAGCATCTGGTACATAAAAGCCTTGCCATTGTATTAAACCGTTGGCGCCGCCCAGTGTATCATCTAGTTTGTTACTAAATTCAAATACACCATTGTTCCAAAATTGTTTTGTAACTAGTGGCGCTTCTCCACTTTTTATTATAGTAGCGCCTGTAGTATTTTTTGATAAATTATCTGCAATTTGATCTGTGTCATAAAAAGTTGCTATTAATCCGTCACCGCCGTTAAAAAAAGGTGGATCATTAGTAGTAGCAATAATAGTATCCAATTGGTTTTTTACCGTAATAACAGGTGATGCAATCCTGTCAACCAGTTCACCATCTTCTAGGATTGTATTTTTTACAGCAAGTCCGGCCATTAGTCCAATATCTCTATTGGTTACTGTGCTATTACTAATACCCTTGATAGCATCTAAGTCACCGCCTGTAAACACTTTGTTATCTGAACCAACTACAAGGTTGTTTAGAACGTTATTAAGTGCTTGGTCTCTTGAGGTTAGATCTGATAGATTTCTATCTCTACGTAGTCCTATGTTCTTAAATGAAGGTCTTGCCATATAATACTCCTTGTACAGTATTTATCAGGTTTGATAAATACAATATATAATAGGAAACTAACAAATGGCTGTAGAACTAGTAAACATAGGTAGAATTGCAAACGACGGTACAGGTGATGACCTGCGCGAAGCATTTATTAAAATTAATAGAAGTTTAGAAGATTTAGACTTGCGCATTGACGATAAAACTGAAGGTTTAAATTTAGGCACAGGTGCAGGCGTATTTAAACAACGCACTGGCTATAATTTAGAATTTAAAAGTATCTTAGGTAGCAATGATATTACTGTCACTAACAATCCAAATGAAATTGTTTTAAGTATTGATACAGGATTAGCAGCTAGACCTGTTGTAGCTGACACAGGCACAGCAACCATTCCAGCAAGAGGTACTCTAAGAATAAACGGCTCGGGCGGAATTACTACTACCGCAGACGACAACACTGGCACAGTTACTATTGCAGGTAATGCAACACTATCATCAGACACAAATCCTTCACTTTCAGCAAATTTAAATGCGAATGGATTTGGTATTATAAACGTTGGCACAATTACAGGCAATGATGTGCAAAGTAATGTACATGGCGTTGACATACGTACTATCAATGATTTATATATAAATTTAGACTTTGGTGACTTTGAATCAAACACAGATAACTTTGTTGACTTCTTTAAAAGTTTAGTTGATGCTGACTATGGCACTATTAACACACCTATACTATTAAACACAGACAACGGGCTATTACCTACATTGTAAATTACGATAAATAGCTATGTAAGGATTTTTATATGGCAAGTATCTGGACACAACCAAACAACTACAAATTAAGAACACTTGTAGAAAGAGTGAAACTTGAAACTGGGGATTTTATCCTTCCAGTAGATTCGGGCGCCGCAATAACAACTATAGCAGGAGATTTGCCTCCTGGACTTAGAATAGTGGGTACAGAAATATTAGGTACACCATTTGAAGTAGAAATTACCAAAATATTTAAATTTGTACTTAGAGCAACACTCGGGACAACTGTAGAAGATAGAACCTTTACAATTGAAGTTACAGGACCAGATGAGCCATTTTGGATCACAGAGCCTGGATTGATACCAATAGGTGCAAATCAAAATTTATTTGTTCTAGATAATCAAATTATAGATTATCAATTTTTAGCAATCGATGCTGACACAGCCGCTGGCCAAACATTAGAGTATTATATTGTACCCGGGGAGGGCACCCTGCCGCCAGGTCTTACACTAACTAGTACAGGAAGAATACAAGGTGTTGTTGAGCCTTTGCTTGCACTAGATAGAGAAGCTGCTAAAGGCGGATTTGATACTAGTCCTTACGATGCTTACCCTAGCGATTTTTCAATAAAGGCTGATAGAGGTTTTGACAGTTACTTTTATGATAACGTACGGTATGACACACAGTCAAATCCACAAACACCAAAAAAACTAAATCGTTATTATGAATTCAAAGTTACCATAAATGATGGTGTTACCCAAGATCCACCTAAAAGAAAATTTAAAATATATGTTGTAGGTGATGACTATTTAAGATCAGACAACACTATAATGAAAGTTTCAAATGGTGTATTTAAAGCTGATAATACACATATACGTCAACCTAAATGGCTCACACCAACGGATTTAGGTTATAAGAAGTCAAACAACAATGCTACTATCTATCTTGATGTGTATGATAGTGATACATTACAAGGTAATATCCTATATAGTTTAGATGATATAAACAATGATAACAGTGAAAGTATTTTACCCCCAGGATTAAGTTTAGATTCTTTCAATGGTGAGCTCACAGGGACTATACCTTATCAACCACAAAGTTTTAAAGACTACAAATTTACTGTAAGGGCAACACGCTATACCAACGATATTGATTATGCTGTAGTCACAGGCACATTTTACGAAGATACTTTGTCGGGCAAGCGTTCGTTTAAAATATACAAACTGCCTTTAAATGTACAAGATGGCATTACACTAAATGATGGTATAGATGATCTTAATGATTTACAAGGTGAAAATATTGTTCTTAATGGCAGACCATACAAAGTAGAGTCAGTAGACGGTTCTAATGAGGACTATGATGTAATCACACTTACTGAAACTCTACGTCCATTTTTAAGTTTCACTCTTGCGCAAGATAGTGTAGAGAATTCACAAACTATATTTGTAGAAAAATTAAATAACTTTGAAAGACAGCAATGGAAAGACAAAAGTCTTGTATATGACAATCAAAGTGATAGTCCAGAAACTTATACTATACAAAGTGTGTATGGTTATAGAAGATGGCAAATAACAAGTCCTACAGCAGATATTACCATAAATTTTGAAGCAGGTGGCACAACAGCACTACCGTTTGGACAAACCGAAACTTTTGCACAAAGTATTATTAGAATTTTTGAAGGTAATGAGTTACCTGTATTTGTTGACCCAGGTGCTTTTACAGGCAGTGTAACTTTTTGGGCTCCGGATAACGCATTAACAAAAGAATCAAGAATTAAAACAATATTTACAGGGGCAGACTTAACATACACATTATTAGACAAAGACAAAGACTTAGTTTATTTTAATAGACCATTAGAGCCTGGCAGAAACTATACTACAGGACAGACAGTAAGTATTGCACTATACAGTGACGGAGTATTCGAAAAAGAACTTATAACATATGCTAATGCTGATATAAACAATCCTAGCACACCTAAGACATTTACAATTAGAATACTTGGTGAAGTTGATAGTGAGATAACTTGGATAACTCCAGCAAACTTGGGTAGTATCACAGCAAACTTTACTAGTACTAAGCGTGTTACAGCACAAACAAATGTTCCGGATACTAGACTCATTTACACTATTGTTTCAGGACGCTTGCCAAACGGGCTTAGATTAGCTTATACAGGCGAAATAATTGGTAAAGTAACACAGTTTGGCACCCTACAAAATTTAGGTCTAACCACTATTGACAACGCAGACTTTGGGTTAGATGGTGGTACAACTTCGATAGATAGATCTTATAAATTTAAAATCAAAGCAGAAGACAGGTTTGGTTATAGTGCTGTAGAACGAGAGTTTGTAATCAACATAATTGATCAAGACGACACACTGTATAGCAATCTGTACATACGTCCAATGCTTGAGCCTAATATTAGGAAAGAATTTAAACGTTTTGTAAGTAACCCAGACATATTCCCAACTGATACTATCTATAGAGCAAGCGATCCTAATTATGGTATTCAAACCAAAATTAGCATGTTGGCATATGCTGGTTTAGAAACAACATTGATTGACAAATATGTGGCTGCAACAGCAAAAAATCATAAACGTAGAAGTTATAAGATAGGCGAAGTCAAAACAGCTATTGCTAAAGAACCTGGAAGTAATGATATAGTATACGAGATAGTATATTTAGAAATTGTTGATCCTCGTGACAGTAAAAAAGGAAAAGTTGCTGACAGCTTTGTTGGTAATCCACAACCAGAAATTACGGCAGACAGTGTGTCATATGAAATTATGGATGACGAAACAGCCCAAGATAGCGGGTATGATGTTGCAAAAGTTGATGGACGTTTTAGAGACGTAGAAGTTGTTCTAGACCAAGGTGACGGTATGACTGTAGGAACACGCTCAGGCGAAGTTATACAAACAATAGATAATGATGATATAGATATTACACTAAGAGATGGTGTTACTGAAGTAAACATTGACGTTGACCTTAGTGATGCAGAACCAATTAGACAACGTCTTAGACAAAGAGGCGAAAATACAGTAAAAGCAGATACCGATGCAGTCAATATAAACAACGCAAATGAAGTTAACATGTACATAAGCAACACAACTAACATGCGTGAAGAATTAGAAAAAGTTGGTAGAAGCCAAAGACAATATTTACCATTATGGATGCGTACAGGACAAGATGGTAGTATTGCTGAGTTAGACTATGTTACAGCAATTCCTTTAGCATATTGCAAAGAAGGTAAGTCAAAATTAGTCCAACAGAATGTTAAAAACGCACTTGCTAATGGTGAATTCGATTTCAAAAGAATAAATTTTGATGTTGATAGATACATTGTAGATAGTGCTACAGGAATACAAGATGAAAGATATATAGTCTTTCCAAATTATGTTTTTAATGTATAATGCTAGATAAATAATATACCAGGAGAAAATAAATGGCCAGTAATATAGTAGATACAACAATTGACGATACATATCCAGTCGCAGGCGTTGATAATGATAGTCAAGGATTTAGAGATAATTTTAATATTATCAAAACAAATTTCGTAGCTGCAAAAGCAGAAATTACGGAACTACAGAATAATGCAATACTCAAAAATGCACTTGCAAGTCAAGAGGCTTTAAATAACAATCTTGGCGGTAGCGAAGTTACACAGGCATTATTTAAAGATTGTGCAGAAGGTATTAGTGCTAACGGTACTATTAACGCACAACAAAATGTTAGTTACTTAAATGGAGTATATCAAACTGGCGTAGTTACTGGTGACCTTACTCTTACACTTGCTGATTGGCCTTCAGTTGGGTATGCTAGAATGGTTGTAGAACTTAGTAGTGACGACGGTGCCACTTCAAGAGCTATTACATTTATTGGTGAAAACACAGCACAGATCAAAAAGATGTCAAGCGACTCCTGGGCGTCTAGTAGTGCTACAGAAGTAGTTGCTACAGTTACATCGTCTAAAGAAATTTATGAGTTTTGGACACACGACGGCGGCACAAACATTTACGCAAAAATTATAGGTACATTCTCTTAATGTTTAATCCTTTAGTTGATGACTTTGCTCTTTTATCAGATAGAGAAGTTGAAGAAAAACTATTAGATTTAAAAAAGAAATATTGGCAAACCAGAAACCCTTCTGTTCAAGAACAAATTCAGGTTATTTTAAACATGTATATTGAAGAAATGCATGTTCGCAATGCAAAGGCAATGCAAAAACAAAACAATGACCCTGAAAAAGGACTTGACAATCTTATCAATGTAAGTTAAAATACTTGTATGCTTATGAAAACAGATGACTTAGGTATTCCGCGATTCTCTAATCGCGATCTTATAGATATGATCTATAGTGGCAATGCAAGCAAATGCCACATAGTCCTTTGCGATCCTTCAGATGACGTAGACTTGTTTAACAAGGCTATGGAAGAACAAGGGTTAAGTAAACTACAAAAATATATTCCTTTAGATGTAGATCAAAAGACCTTTGACGGTGTATGTCAAAGTGAATGGTTCATGCCCAGCGAATACAAAGACATTAATGTATATGAATATGTACTAGGCAAAGCAAAAACACCTTGCCCACAACATGTACAGGATCGCATATGGGAAGAATTAGACGCTTTTAAAGAACGTGATATGCATAACTTATTGCGTTATATGATCTATCTCGTAGACTTCATGCGTGAGAATAATATTGTATGGGGCGTAGGTAGAGGAAGTTCAGTAGCAAGTTATGTATTATATTTAATAGGTGTACATAAAGTAAATTCAATCCAATATGACCTGGATTGGCGAGAGTTCTTGAGATAAATACGTATATAATAGGAGAAATATTATGGCAATGAGACAAAAAGGTCAAAAAACCTACACAACAATGCAAGGTAAAAAAATTGATATGGATCTTTTGCGCAAAAAGAATGAACTTACTCCTGCGGTAGGTAACGCCCGTGTAAATGCACGTGGTGATGAGCTAGGCCCAGGCGGTAAAATAATTCGTAAGCGTGAGCAAGTAATCAAAGATTACTATAAAGGATCTATGCCAGTAGCTGAAGAGCCTGCCGTAACCGTAAGTGATGTTGTTGCTGAAGAAGTTCCTGTAGAAAAGCCTGTAAAGTCTAAGTCTACTACAAGAGCTCAACAAAAAGTAGAATCAGCAAAACCCACAGACGCAGAACTTAAAGAGTTTGAAGACATGGATGACGGTTGGGTAGAAGACGATGATGGCAACTTTGTACAAAAAGGTGACTAATGGCTAATCTAAATGCAATTA